TACCAAGAAGAATATCACCCTCCTCCTCCGTGCCTACTTCTTGTGACACCATAAAGCTTTTGTGCGTTCCGTTAATTATGATGTTATGTGTCTGTAATTTTTCTTCGTCGCGCCTGAAATCGACATTCATAACATTTAACTGCCTGTGCTCAACTGGATCAGAAACATCACTAAAGAACCCGTGGTATGAGTGCCATAAGTTATCCAATTCAAAGGAATGTGGCGCGATGTACTTTGTTTTTGGATCAAACAAATACTTAGCCTTAAACTTCACATCCCCTTCCCAAGTGAACTGATCAATATACTGTAAACCAAACGCAGCAATCCTTTGACCATCCATGCTTAACAATGTCGGAAACATTACTTCAAAATATCTTTTTGCTGTCATCCATATAGAACGCCACCGCAAATATTCTGAACATGACACTATGATCTGGTTGTGTCGAACCGTCAAAGACCACTTAGCCCTTCCATCAGATTTTAAAAAATCAAACGTAAAACCACCAAGGTCACTTTTGCCCTCTACATACTGGCCTGGCGGTGCATGTTGATCTAGATCTACTGTTACTGCACGATGCTCTGTTCTTCGAGGAAGATCTCCCTTCAACTGATCATGCAACAGAAATGCCTTTTTTACAGTATGGTGATCGAAAGGGACAGCACACTCAACGACAAAAGCCATTGTTTTTACAGCATGTGTTTCTCCTACTGGCTTTAGTGAATCGTGCAACTTGCTGTACCCTACATTTTGACCATTAGATCTTTTTTATTAGCCTGCCCAGACAGAGAGCATTTATTTATCGAAGTTTACTTAACCTTTCTTTGTTCTTCAACTCCCCCATGGGATAGTCACAATACAGCCGCATACCCCTCACACCGGTATTCTACTGAATAGCCCTCACCAGGCCACAGAACGTCTCTCGCTGAGAAGATGCCCTTCCTTATGAAATGGCGAAGAAGCTTGTGTAGCACCTCCTGCTCGATCTGACGCACCCTTTCACGGCTCAGTCTATTTTCAGTGAGTCCGCACTTCTGGAGCTCTTCTGCAACCTCCTCCAGGCTATGCCCTGCTTCGTAGAGCATCAGTAGTCCTCAAAAAACTCGGGCATCAAGTCGGATTGCTTATGAACCTGTACCGGCGGCGTTGGATAGGCGAATGTAAGCGCGATCGCGTCCCCGGCATCAGGAGAGGCTAGTCCGCGCTTCTTCATATCCTCTTTCTTCTCAAGCTGGATCCGCATCTTGTTGTCATACCCGTACTCGGGGCCGATTAGATCACTCACCAAATCTTGATCATCAGGAATATCTGCGCCTTCTAGCCAGTCACGCATCCTTCCCCACATTTCTGCACGCTTGTTGTAATAGGTTTCTTTGTTCTTCTCGTCCGGGGTGGACCCGGCAAGCACATCAAAGACATTGAAACCAAGCTGATTCAGCCGGTCAACAACCCCGGCACCTACCCCTACCCCATCCACAAACACTGCGTCTGGGTGTTCATTCTTGATTATCTCAGCAACCTTAGCCGCCACTTGCATGGTGTCCAGGCCACGTAGCTTAACCAGCGGCTCAATCTTTCTGCCGTGTCTCCTGGCAATCACTGTCTGATCATCACCAAACCTTGCCACATCAACCCCGAGCAGCTTAGGAGACCCAACAGGAACCTCTACCTCGCGCTTGATCGCATTATCTACAACCTCGGCAGAGATAAACTGATTGCTACCTGCTCTCGGGAACTCGCCCTTGATGCGCACTCGAACAAAATCCGAATCCTCACCATAGGAGTCTACATCCTTCTGCAGCTCATCCTTGTTAGGCATCTTACATTCACGTGAATCAACCTGGCGGGTATTCCATCGGTTGCGGTGTCGTCCGAAGCACTCCTTGAATCTGCCTGTATTCTTGGTTGGGTTGCCGAAGACGAACCACATTGCCCTTGGATCATTCACACCACTCGACACCTCCCAGATAACATCTGGAATAGCTGAACTCTCATCGTAAATAATCAGCGTGTGCTCACCATGCTGGCCAGCGAATGCCTCTGAATTGTTCTCTGAGTTAGCAATAGGAGATACAAACCATGTCTCAGGATGTTCTTTCTTGAAAAACTTGGTGGCTGTCCAGGTAAACCAATGCTCGTTGATGGCTCTCTTGTGCCATACGGCCAGCTCACGCCATGTTTTCGTATTCAGCTGAGGAAAGGTATTAGCAGTCACTACTCCATTTAGGTGTGGCCGTGTAGTCATTGCCCATAAGATTAACCAGGCAACCACACTGCTCTTCCCTACTCCGTGCCCTGACGCCGTAGCATCTCGAATCGTACCCAGGGGATCTTCTTTGATTCGACCACCCACATAGTTCAGTAACTCCTCCTGCCAGGCATCCGGACCGTCATAATTCTCAAGTGGCCCACCCTCTTTCCCCCAAGGGAATGCGAGCTGAATGTACAGTAGAGGATTTGAGTAGCAATCCCCCGCAAATCGGACCATCTCCTTACTTTCCACGCTCTAGCTGTCTCCTGCGCTCATTAAGCTCGGACTCTATTTCGATGGTTCCAGAGTGCTCAATTCGATCTTTGAACGCCTGTACATCCACATGACGCCCTAACATCTCCAGCCGCTTGCCTCGATCGGCCAGTTTTACCTTCACGACCTCACCCAACCCCTCTGGCAACATATGTACGTCGATACCAGCAACCAGGCCTTGCCTCCAAATTAAAGGCCATTCATGTACTGGCTTCAGCCTTCCATCTTCATCATAGAGCTCAGCCAAATCAGCCTCAGCCTCATCACCCAATCTCTGAAGCATCCATGCCGCATCGATACCCGTCTTTTCAGAGCGTCGCTTCTTACCGTCAATGATTGCATTGCAGACGTTAACTTTGGATAACAGTCTCGCACCCTGCTCTTTAGCTGTTTTCTTGCTGTACCCGGCACGAATAGCCGCCTGAGTGGCGTTCAAGTCTATTAGGTACTCTTCAACGAATCTTTGCTGCTTAGGTGTCATGAGGCTCTCCTACGCGGCCGGCGGTAATTGACTGGCTGATACCGCCAGGATGAGCAGTGCTGCGATGATAATTAGATCCATCATGCTACCCTCGCAAATTCACCAAACAGGGTTTTAGCAGCTTCAACATAGGCTTCGTGAGCCGCTTTTGGGGTGGTGTGGAGCCCAAGGTCGTACTTGACCTTATTTCTCTGAATTCTTGCCCACCACATGCCAGCTGCCTGATTCCAGGAAACGCCCTTGTAACCAGATGAGCTGTTCTTGTTCAGCTTGCGGGTCCCCCCTCTATCGGATCTTGTAGCTAACCTGAGGTTGGATATCCGGTTATCCGTTGCATCATGATTAATAAAGCTGAGCATTTCCTCGGGCCACTCTCCATAGACATAAAGCCAGGCCAACTGACTCGCGCTATACATCTTCACGTCGAGCTTGATTCTGACGCCTCCATTGGTTGATGCAGCTCCCGCCACATCCCCCGCACAAACTCTTGTTTCAGGTGGATTGATCCAGGTGAACACCCCAGTCTCAGGGTTATAGTGAAGCAGCTCTTTGAGTCGTTGTTGAGTGATCATGTTTTGCTGTACTGGTTGGACACCAGCCACCCCTCAAGAAACAACAGTCCTTCCATTCGCCGCTTGCGCATTGTGTCGAAACTAACGCCCAGCTCATCAGCAATAGTCTTCTGTGAGCCGGGAAGTAACCACAGAGCCACCAGCACCTCAGCTAGTGGAACAGGCATTACATCCAGTGCGCTCTGCACTGTGCTGCATAGCCATGAATGACCTTTCATTTCTGGGGTGTGATCTTGGTTCCACCTGTCACCATGGTCAATCGCCATACCGGCACGTGCAACAGGAGATGCACCAGGATAGCCAAGCTTGGTCATGCTGTTTTCTGGCTGCAGCTTCCACACTGCCCAAGCAGACAATCCTTGATCAGCTCGATCGGTCCACTGTTTTCGAGACATTAAGCAGGAATCCCCCCGTACTCCAACAAGGAAATTGCCTCATCGAAGGGGAATTGCAGTAGGTGATTAATCTCCATTAGCTCCTTTGATGCAGCCTGTAATCGATCAAGGTCCCCAGTTGCTGCGCACTCAGCCAT